GGCCGGGGTTGCGGTTGAAGAAAAACAGCAGAGGCAGGTACACAACTGGGATGCCAGTCACGGGGGCGAGCACCTGAGCGCTGGCGGAGGTCATCTTGCCGTAGCAAATCTTGTCGCTCTCGCCCAGGAAGCACTCGGCATACAGGCGGAACCAGGACTGGTAGTGCTTGTCAATGCGCTGGCCACCGATGGTCAGCTCAACAGCGGCAATGGCACGCTCGGCGATCCAGCAGCCATCGAAAATGTTGTTGCCAGTGGTGGTGTTGCTGAAAGCAGCAGTGTTGGGGGTCAGGGCCAGGTACATGTTGCCGACCAGGTCACCGTTGCGGGCAATGGTCACGGACACACGGCCGCTGGAGGCAGCAGAGCCGTTCACAGTCTGCTGGATCACCTCCATAGCGAAGTTGGTGTGGCGCTTGTACACAGCCTGGAAAAAGGTCAACTTGGGCTGACCGGTAAGGTAAACATCCTGTGCGCCATAGGCAACGAGTTGCATCAGGCCGCCTGCCATCGTGTTTGGTACTCTATATTGAGAAAAAAATTTCAGACAATTGTCCACCTGAACCCACCCGCGGACCTTGACTTTCCCTTACAACATTTGCTAATACTCTGATTTTCAATACCGGTACTATCACTCGCCTCCTTCAATGTCTTGAACTCATGAATCATTGTCTTCCCGTCGAACGACCACTGCTGAAGCTTCGTGAACTTTATCATATTCTTCTTTTCGACATGTCCTGGTTCCACAAACTTCCAGTGGAATCCACCGGCTGACATTCGATCGCCACAACAAACTTTTGATATATGAGTTCCTTCTGCCCCAGTTTCTCTCACAGCCTCTTCGACTGATTCAAATATTTTCAACATTTGTTTTCCATCCTTACTCCACTGTTGAACTGGTTTCCTGTTCACAGTCTTGAGAATCTCCCGTGTCTCTTCTGAATGGTGCTTTCCAAACATTGGATGTTTGTCACCTGAGCGAACTTCACTCATAAGAGCTTTCGTCTCTTCGTGAAGCACCTTATTCTTGTTACCACCTGTTTCGTAGTTGTACCCATTCGGTGCTAGTGTGTTCCTCTGAGTAATTTCATCAGTCTCAAGTTGATCTAAGCGCTCCTTCCAGTCACCCTCTTTTGGAAACTCATGAAGAATCTCAACATCAAATTGGTCCCACCCATACTTTCTAATTGCATTGTACAGGTGTCTCCGGCGACCATTCCTGACTTCAGACATGTGACCATTCAGCCTAACTTGAAAATCGTCATATGTCGTTTGTCCTATGTATTCCCTATAGGGTTCGATTTTACATTTGATGGAGTACACACAGGGCATCTAAATATAAATGTGCGCTTTCCTTTATAACCAATTTTCTTCGTATCTTCTAAATGTCTGCCCGCCGCCCAGTCGCCAAGAACCCAGAGCCCGAAGTTCCTGAGGATGATGACGATGAGGATATTGACCTCGGAGATGAGGAGGATGATGAGATGGACATGGGAATGGATATGATGGATGCCCTGGGGTCTATGCTGACCACAGAGGAGGGAGATACCATCGCAACCGCCCTCGTCAGTCTGAAGGATGCCACTGAGCGTATCGCCGATACCCTCGAGATGCAAAATAAGATTCTTGTAAAAATTTATAGCACCCTGAAAGTGACCCAAGCGCCAAAGGAGGAGGCTTAAGGTCAGCCGTTCCACGGCTGGAATTCGCGAAGCGAACACTTCGTGGTACCCAACTGCTGCGCAGTTGACAAGTGGGAGGCTTAAAAAAAGCCGTAGCTTAATGTACAGAGCAAGATGAGCGAGCCAGTCATTATCGAAAAGGAACTTACTCCTGAACACGCCGAAGAAATTAGGAATATGAGTAATAACCTTATCATTAGTAACTGGACGCTTACAGATATTGAGAATGAGCTCACATCTCGTGAGACTGAACTCAATCTCAGGGCGACCCAAAACTTTGTCGTACCTGAAATTGCGTGGCGGCATGTACTCATTCCACCAACACAACCCAAGGACTCTGACGGATACCCTGTCAATTTTGATCCAAAACAACTCCAGAACCAGGTGTTTCTGCGCCGGGACCGATTTTACAACATGTGTCGGGCTATCCGTGCCCAGGCCATCAACATCACGTGCGAAAATAACAAGAGCTTTGACGTGAACAAGCACGAAATGACAATTGCGGGCCGAGTCTCCCGGCTTGTGCGTCTCTGGCGAAATATGAGCGACCAATTTACATCATGGGTCGACAACTACTGTGTCTACAACTTTCCGACAAATGCAGATTATGTTGAGCTGTGTCCAGAGTTTGATGACAAGAAAACCCCGTACCAAGAGCTCCTGCTGTTTTTGCTGTCTGAATCGTACAAACTGGGGTACCGCCGGTACAAGGAGCAGTGCTGCACACAGATTCTGAGCGAGGGACACGCAACCCGTGCATGGAAGCCCGTGATGGAAATCAAGGACTTTGTCTACGATTCGACCCAGAAGGAGACTAGGTACGAGATGTGGAAGAATCTAACTTCCAAGGGGAGCCTCGTGGCGGATGTCATCAAGCACCTCTCGTCATGCAAGGACTATCAGTTCCCCGAAATTAAGAAAAACAGAAACGTGTGGTCCTTTTCCAATGGACTCCTCGCCGGAAAGAATTGGTGCCCGGAAAAGTGCCAGTACGTCATCAAGTTTTACGAATACAAGAGCCAGGAGTATGCACAACTGGATGGAACAATTGTAAGTTCAAAGTATTTCAACCAGCACTTTGACCCCTATGACAACATCGAGGACTGGTACAACATCCCTACACCCCATATGCAGAAGATTATGGACTACCAGAACTTTACAGAGGATGTGAGTCGGTGGCTGTATGTGTTTTGCGGCCGGCTGTGTTTTGACGTGAATGACCTCGACGGCTGGCAAGTTATTCCTTTTCTAAAGGGGATTGCCCGGTCTGGAAAGTCAACCATCATCACCAAGGTGTGCAAAAAGTTTTATGAGACGGAGGATGTAAAGACCCTCTCCAACAATATCGAGAAGAAGTTTGGACTGGATTCTATTCACGATGGATTTATGTTTATTAGTCCGGAGGTCAAGGGTGACTTGGCTCTGGAGCAGGCTGAGTTTCAATCCTTGGTATCCGGGGAGGACCTGAGTATCGCGCGCAAGTTCAAGGCGGCAAAGAGTATGCAGTGGAAGACCCCGGGTATCCTGGCCGGAAACGAGGTCCCAAACTGGAAGGACAACTCGGGCTCGGTGCTTCGCCGGCTCGCGACGTGGAATTTGACCAAGCAGGTGATGGATGCGGATCCACACCTGGACCAAAAGCTGGATGCAGAGATTCCAGCCATTCTGTGCAAGTGCGTTCGGGCCTACCTCGATTACGCCGCCAAGTATTCAGACAAGGATATCTGGAATGTTCTGCCGGCCTATTTCAAGTCGGTCCAGAGCCAAGTGGCGATGGTTACCAACTCTTTGCAGCACTTTTTGGCTTCAGAAAAGGTTTCGTACGGCCCGGACAAGTGCTGTCCCCAGAGAATATTCGTGCAAATGTTCAATCAGCACTGCGTCGAAAACAATTTGGGCAAGTACAGGTTCAACCCAGACTTTTACGCAGGACCATTCAGCTCAAGGGAACTCGAAGTCAGGAACGAGACACGGGTCTACAACGGGACGGCATATGCAGCTCAGCCTTTCATCTTTGGGCTGGACATCGTATCGACAAATAATATTATTGATACATATTAGATAATGTTTCACGAAAACGCTTTTTATCCAGAGGGGGTCAATGCACCGTTTAACATTCGAACCGCACAGAACAGGAGGACACCCACCCCGACAACCAAACCAAACTACAGAGCTTATAACGCCACATTCAGAGGTGCGGAACAGGCCCTGATATTTAACAGGTACGCAAGGGACTCGGCCAGGTGGTACGCGAAACACGAGGGGCCCCGAGATCCAATGTATGCAGTGTTAGAAGATGTTTTAGGCCGGGTAGCAAATCGCGTAGAACGCAGAGAATACACTCTTTCGGCTCCTGTTTTTGAAAGATTATCCATAAAGGGAATTCTTGACACGAGTAACCAAAACATTCTCACAGGGATGGGGAATACACTTAGGCAATTGCCAGGATACACTGTCCAAACATATAGCGGAGTCTACACAAACATGACAACCCAGAACCCAACAAAAGTCGTCATACAACAAGAGAATCAATTTTCACTCACAATATTCTCAAACAAAACAGTACTTGTGAATGTAAAAAGTGAAGCCGTGGTACAACAGGTCCAAGCTTTTTTAGAAGAAAATTTTGGAAAAAGATACTTGCCCCGCACGTCGACAAGGGTTTTCAGAATATGTTCTACAAAGAAAATTGATATACCGACCCTGAAAAACTGCATTTTACCACCTACAAACAGCGCCGAATACACAAGATTTGTGGAAACATATGGTACCGAATTGACAAGGTACTTTAAACACATTTCAAAAAAGGAACAAGACCAGACCCGGCCAGGTCAATTTCATTTTCAATACAAAAATATTGTATACTCCGTGTACACAAATGGCAAGATTATGTGCTCTGTCAGAAATGAAGACAATGTACCTTTGGATCAAATGCAAAAAATGTGGAGAGATCTCGTCAAGTTTTGTGAAAAGGCTGGGTATCACATCATGTCAAGTGAAAATGCAAATCCCGCGGAATGTGCCGGTGAGACGAAAACAGAAGTCAAGACGGCACAGAAAAAAGCAAGCCGCGACAAAAATCTCAAGCCATACACACCAGGGGCGGCAATAGGTAATAAACAATACGTGGTCCCCGCAACAACCCCAACCGGATATGCAATCAAAAATTTGGGTAAACAAAATCCTCAAAAGAAACAAATTCTGGACAGATTCAAAGAGCTCGCACCTGGGCAGTTTTCAAATATAAATAAAATGATTGCCAACTTCGGACTCAAAACTGCAAAAATTACAAAGAGTGACGTTGAAGAATATCTTAAAAAGAATAAAGCCCCTGAAGTCCCTGCAAACAAGAAACCTAAAACAAATCCAAAGGAGTTCAAGGGGTCTCCACCAAACTTTAACAGTAATAGATGGGTGATAAAGAATAATAAGGGGGCTGTAGTGAAGATACTAAGACCCTCGAACAAAGGCGATGTACTCAAGGAATATGATGCTAAAATAAATGCAGTGAAATTAGTTGGTTTATTCAACAAGTGGGGGAAGACACCTGGCAAGGCTGTGCCTACAGTTCTGGCAAAAATGTTTAAAATTCCACAACAGAGACCTGAGGTGGCAATCCAGACTGCTCGTAAGGAAAAGGCTAATAAGAATGCTAAGAAAGCAGCAGAAGCAGAGGCTATGGCAAAACAGAAGGCGAACAGTAATTCAAAGAGAAAGGCTGAACGCGAACGTATTGAATCAACCACCGCACAACAAAGGGCAGCCGAGGCTCGTAAGAAATACAAGGAGAAAGTGGCTGCCAAGGAGAGGTCAAAGGAGAATAAAGCAAAGGAGGAAGCAGTGCCTCTGGTGAAAACACTAAAGGCATCATTCGGGCTCCAAGCAGGTATCGAAGCTGCAAAACAGAAACTGGGTATCAAAAGGTACTCTCCAACCCCGGCCGAAAAGGAGGCACTCGAAAGATTGAAGAAATTAAGAAATGCTTCACGAGCTCAAGCTGCCGCCGCGAAAGGATCTGCCGCCCCTACATACACAGCACAGAGAAAGTCACCCGTAAATACAAAACCGTCAAGAGTACAACAGAGTATAGTGAAAACCCTCAAGAAAAAACTAAAACCATTCAAGGGAACCATACCGCACTACAGGAATCAAAAAATACAAAAGGGTTCACCAACATCTGCTGAAAAGTTAAGACAGGAAGAGTTCAATCTCACCAAAGAGAAACACCGTGAACTCAAAGAAAAGGACAAGGAGATTGACAGAAGGATGATCAAAAAGCAAATTACTGCACAGCAAGCACACGAAGAGAAGAATATATTGTACAAAAAAACAGAGAGAGAATTAAAACGTGGAATACAAGAATTACAAAGAAAACAAAGGTCCGCCATAGCTCAAACCAAAGCCGCAAATGCCAAAAATATTATAAATTACAGATTACAAGAGGCGAGAAGAAATCAATTGCAGAGACTTTTGAGTTTGCCGGAAGAGCCACGAAACAAGACGGGACTGAGTCAAAGAAACAGAGAAATTACTGCATATATGAGTCAATTAGCGAGAAACCTTCCAAAAACACAACCAAATGTACTTGGAAACTTGGCAAGGAGTATGGGTCTAAACCCAACAGGTACAATGGGAAGTCTCAAGAGAAAACCATCCCCAAATTCAAATACAAATTCAAATTCGCCAAACCACAAAAAGAAGAAGAACTAATTGATGGGATATGTTCTATTTGACCGGGTGTTTGCACGTTGACCCTTTATATTCATATTCATACGGGCCATATTCATTTTATTAATAATATTTCCAATTCGTTGCCATCTGTTGAACTCGCGAATCCTTTGGTTCCCTCGGGGCATCTGATCAATCACTTTTTTTCTATTGAAATGGGCTTTTTCGAGGTACTTTAACTCGGTGCGTGTTGGGATGACACCGGCCATCATACGTTGAGCAATATTTATAATTCGTCGATCCATGTATATTATTTACATACATTTTATTAGATCAAAAATCTTGTAAATGATATTGAACTGTTCGTCCCGTGTCTTCAAGAGGCCCGGGTCTACAATCTCCATTTCAATTTGGTAATTGGTATCCTGGTCGTCATCGAGGTCATCGGGGTTTCCCTGGATGATTGACGCGTCTATTCTCAAATTCTTTCGGATAAAAGACCACCTCTCCTTGTTCTTTTGTTCGAGTGCTGTTTCTCCGTTGTACTCGAATGGTGTTTCGGAAGAGATGCCAAGCCTGACATCAAACGGTTTCTCCTTGAGTTCAAAGTCATTCACCATGATTCTCTGCTTAATGACGGATTCTCTCTGGTCCGTCTCTTCGTTGATTGACAGCCGCTTTCCACCCTCGAAATAGTACACATCCAACTTGGAGTGAACCTTGTCCTCCCACCCAGTGTACGCCTCAAGCGCCTTGAGACACTTGACAAACGTCTCCTTCCCGACATTTGTATCAAACTTGTTGCCGAGCTTTCGGCCAAACCGAAATTCAATTTCTGTATTCTGATGATTTTTGTAGGTGTCAATATGGGGCTCCCATTGGTGATACAAGTCATACTCCATTTCCTGTTAAAGTTAAGAGGACTCTCTTCTCTAAGAGGATGAGAGGCCTGATCAACTGTGGCAACACATGTTACTTCTCAACAGCAATACAGTGTCTGGCGCACGTCCCCCCTCTTTCAAAACACCTCTTCCTAAACAATTACGAAGGTAAATGCAAAATTACCAAAGAGTATGAAAAGATTGCTCGGCAACTCTTTCTGAGCGGGGAGGCGACACCGGTGGACCCCACTCCTCTCCTTTCTGAATTTAGAATCAAATTTCCATCCTTCACTGGGAATCAACAACACGATGCACAAGAGGTTATCGTACATATGATTGATGTGCTTGAACAGTCCCTCGGGAAACAGCTCATCCAAGATATATTCAACGGGACTGAAGTCCAAGAGACGGTGTATACAGGGGGTGTCTCCACGAAAGAGGAAACCTTCACCACTCTCATCCTTGAACCCAATTCAAATTCTAAATTGGAAACCCTTTTGGAAGAGAGGTGGAAGTACTCTGGCATCGAAGGTTACACAGACGATACTGGAAAGAAACATAATGTAGCGGCCGTCGGCAGAAAGGTCACCAAGTGGCCCAAGATTATAGGATTTACATTCTCCATGTACAATTCCAAATTCCAAATTGAAATTCCGGAAAAGTTTAGGGACCGGCACCTGTTTGCAGTGGTGCTTCATATGGGAATTATGTGGGGCGGGCACTATGCACTCGCAGTCAAGCGGTACGGCAAGTGGTACATCAAGGATGATGATTCGGTAAGGGAAATTGAAGAGGCTCCCACAAAGGGGACTTTTTACATGGCGTGGTATAGGCCGTGAAACAAAGTGGTCGCTTCGCGTACTCCAGTTGCTTCGCAACTGACTTAATAAAACTCATTAAACTGTATATTTTCACGGAGGTTTGTGCATGTGTTGTAGTATGTCCTTCGGTTGTTTGGATAGTCCTTGTCTGTCCTGATTTTCTCTACAAACCACCCGAGCTCCCCGTACCCACACTCTACAATAGATCCATCCTTAATGTCCAGCCTTTGATTTTGGAGATGAAGATGTGCCTCCATGTAGGGAATCCCACGGTCCTGGACCCACAACTCATTTCCATTTTTAATCATAAAATCAACAGTGATCCTGTTGAACGGCTTCCACTTGAACATCGTCTCATGAGTGCCCATCCGTACTGGCTCATTCACAGGAGTCATCACGATGCCATCCGTCTCGTACTCGAACGAGTCCAGTGGAGACAATATATCCAAGTTTTCAATTGGTACCATTGTCTTCACCTTGAGTTCAAAGGCATCCTTTTTTGACTTTATGATAGATCTGATGGCTGTGATGGCAAACCCGAGTCGGACCGAGAGCGGCTCATTCATCAGGTTTATTCCTTTGACACGGACGGCATCGTGCACTACAAAGAGCTCTCTTTTGTCCTTGGTCGTGACCAATTCCCCGTCGAGAATGGTATCCTTTGGGAACCCGGCAAAGACAACTGATTTTGTTTGGAAATTGCGATTCACCAGGTGGGTCTCTTTCGAACCAGGTGGACACACAAGCATGTAGCGGATACCATCTGTTTTTTCGCAGACAACATAGGGCTGTTGCTTGAGCAATTGAAAGTGCCGGCGCTCGATGGAAACAGGCTGGGGCCCGGGAAACCTGTCATTATGCGCACCCCACGACTCACAAATGTAACGGCGAACGTCCATTGTACTCTACTCTTGGCCAGAGTCTTTAACCCCTGGCGACAGTGGGTCGCTTTAAAATATTCAATTACAATATGAAGAGATCGCAAACCTATCTGAATCTTCCTTCAAAAAAGACCAAACGTCAAAACAATGCTGTAAATATGAATGTAAATACGAATGTGCATGTATGGAAAAATATAGCACGTCAGGCTGCAGCCCGGGCCCCCGGGTACAGAAACTGGCTCCCCATATTCGGAACACAGAGACCAAATACAATAAATTCAATTCCGACCCAAAATTTAATTGGGCAACAAGTGGCCCGTATGGGGAATGCCGCCAGACAATACTCACGGTCCCGAAACAAATCTACAAATAGATAAATCCTAGTATTTATTAAAATTGTAGATCCACCACTTGCCGTGTGAATCTTAAAGGGT